TTTGACTTTATTTGAAAAGTTTTCCAGACCCTTTATCTTGATATTGTTCAAATCAAAATTTAGGTCAATTTGCTCCCCAGTAAACGGACACACAAATTTTGCCCTAACGGTTTCACCGATTGATTTAATTCTTATCTGATTGAACAAATAATCCAATTCAAATGTAGAAAGATTGCTTGATCTTATATTATCGTAACATTCTTCGACAATTTCTTTCGCACAGTTTATTAGTTCTTCTTTAGAACCAAACTCCTGCACAGTTAACATTTTTTTTTCTTCTTTTACTAGAAATGGTCTAAACCATAAAGTTTGTTTTGTTATTGGATGTTGTATTGAGAACTTAGGTATTGAATTTTCTAAAATAGCCATTCATTTTCCTTATTAAAAATTTAAAGACGGTACATCTCCAGTGTTATAACTGGTATATGTGGTTTCATAACGAATTCTTCTTATAGCAAAATTTACAGTGAATACAGTATATCCAGAATTATCAGCCGCAAAATTTGTTGGGGTAATTAATAATGGATAGGTTTTTTCAAGTATTATAACTTGATTATTTTTGTAATTATTTGCGGTTTTTCCGACACCACCACGCTCAACAAATTCAATTTTTATATCTTTTAAGTAATCTAAAAAATTGTTGGCGTGTGAAGAAGCTGGTCTTCTGTCTGTTCTAGCTTCTGTTGTATTAATCATTTCAGACATCCATTGCTCAAATATTCTTCTTTCTTTCCAATCTTGATAAACTATAAAATTGGCAGAAAGTTCATTATATTCTCTTCTGAGTGGAAATGTAAACTCTTCACCGACATAAGAAAATGGAGTGTTTGTGAAATTAGTTCCTGGCAATAATATTGAATCTGGATAGCAAACAAATGGAGAACATACTCTAGTTATCTCTGGAACAATCATCCTATAGTGGGATGGATTTTGGGTAAAATTTCTTTTCTTTATATAATCTCTATATTCGTTTATACTTAGAGCCATTAAAATATTTCCTTTTCTGTCAATATTTTGAATTTTATATTATGTTTTTTACAAAAATCTTGAGCAGATCTCCACTTTTGTGCATTAATTTCATAAGTCAAAGACTCATTTAGAAAATTCTTTTTGCTCTTTTTTCCCTTTTCTGGTGGTTTTGTTTGTTTTTCTGGCTTTATTTCAACTAGCATTGTTTCAATCGTTCCATCTTTGTTCTTTTTTTCGATTATGAAGTCTGGTATATAATGATGTAATTGATTGTCAACTGGAGAAATATAAGGTATTTTAAATGGCTCAAAACTCCATCTTATAATATTCTTACTGGTATCCAAAAACTTACAAAATTTTCTTTCCCACAAAGATCTACAATTGATTTTTGTAGGATCTCCTTCGTATTTTGACAAATTTTGTGGAAAAAATTTATTCTTATAAGCCATTATATATATTTATTAGATGTCAGAAACACTATTCTCCCAACGAGGAAAATCCCCTAAAAATTTTTCTTTTGTCCCAAATCCTGTACTAAATTATGGAGGATCGGACAGAAATAGGGGTTTAGCATTAAAACTCGCCTGTAGCAACTTTGATGTAGTTGGTGAGGGTGCTGGTAGCAATTACGCCCAAATTGTTTCAACAAATCCATATTTTTGCACAACTGGTGCTCCTCTATTAGCTTCTTTTTCTATTCCAGCTCCAAAGGAAATATCTTATGGTGTTAATGTTGGATTTAAAGAAGAGAGCCATTTAGGTCAAAGCTGGTCAAACTGGTGGACAGGTTGGACAATTGGTGAACCAGATTCAACTTCTGGTAGAAGAGAATTAGATGCCAAAGAAAGTATGTTTGGTGGTGTTGAAAAGAGAAGAATGACATTTATAGTTACGATGGTAGCTGTAAATGAGGAAGAATCACAAAAAATAGCAACAATTGCAAATGCTCTAAATGGATACAGTTTACCTTATTATTCAGATGCTGGAGAGTGGAGTTTGGCTTTTGGACAACAAACTAGAGGGTGGTCGCCACCATTATGGAGAGTTGGAATTGGTCCAGAAAATTCAAACGATATGACAATATATCCAGAATGGACAGGACAAACTGTTTTAAGTGTTTTAAGTTCGGTATCAATCAATACTACAGCAGCAGGCTTTCCATATTCAATACAAAGTAATAAAGGTAAAGCTATTAGCAATCCCCTCTTTACAAGTATTAGCATGACATTCACGGATTACGAAGCGGTATACAGAAGTGAAAACGGTTACAACATCGTAATGAGAAGTGGAGCAATTGAAGGGCAGGGATATGGTGCATGATATATTTTAATAAATTTCCAAAATTATCATACAATTTTAACAATTCAGAAAAAGAAATAGTAGATATCTTTAGAAGAGTTGTTTTTAGCACAAAGACATTAAACAATAAAAAAATATTTTCAGACTATTATGTCACATCTGGTGAAACTTTAGATAGCATTGCTTATAATTTATACAATTCTTCAAATTATACCTGGATACTGATGTCTGCGAATAATCTTGCAAATCCACTAGAATTTCCACAAGGTGAAGAATATCTGCTAAAAAGCATAAGTGAGACATATACTGGTAAGGCTATTTACAGTAAAGTAAATTTAAAAGACATAGTAAAAGCTGGAGATGTTGTAGCAAAAGTTACTTTAAATGGTTCATATACAAATGCAAATACCATAATATCAACAACTGATGAACAAAATTATGCAATTGTCAGATCATATGACCCAATAATGAGAGTTTTATGGGTTGATAATATAGTTGGAACTCTTTCAGCTGACGATATACTTGGAATTTATAGATTGGGTTCTGATGGAGTTGTTGGTGATGTTAATTTTTCAATTATTTTAAATGAAGATGAAGCAATAACTCAAAGAAATTTTCTAAAAATAGAAAAAATATCAGATTATTCTAAAAGCGTTGTGCAGTTTACAGATGCAACTGGAAATTATTTTTCACCATATTATTACAACTCGACAAAAGAAGTTCCATCCAACGCTTTAGGAATTTATTCCAGTGCTGAATTTGATAAATTGACAATAAATGGAACAGCTCTTCAAAAATTTGTAGACGATGATACTCCATTACATTCAGGAACAATAACTCTTGAACAAAAAGTAATTCAAGATAACTCTAAATTTAGAATAATTAAAGTTCTAAATGGACAATATCTTAGTGTGGTTACTAGTAGATTATTCGAATTGCTCAGTAGCAATGAAAGAAAAACTTTAGTATTGGATTTAGAGGTTTGATATGGCAAAAGTTAGTACAAGATTTTCAGAATCATCAAGATTAAAAAGTGTAGTGATTGTTAAAAATGGTATTGAATTTGAAATATATCCATGGAAAAATAAAAAAGGAACTTCATCACTTAGACTTTTAAATATTCACGAATCGATACACTCAACTTTAATGGGTGGTTATATTGAGCTTAAAGATCATTATGATTGGTCTGGGGAATTGAATGTACATTCTTTTGAAAAACTAATAGTTTCTTTTTATACTAAATTTCCAAAAGTTCCTTTTTTATTAGACACAAAAACAATCGAATTCAATATTATAAGTGTTTCTCAAATTTCTGATAAACCTTCAAACTACACTGTTGATGGAAAGCAGGAATATAATGTAATTAGAATAGATTTTACAACAGATGATCCTCTTATCACATTGGATGAAGAAGATATTTTAAATTTTGAGGGAGATTTCGTCGGATATATTTCATTAGATCCAGAGAAGGCAGAAGAAAGTGAAATAAAGGGTTTAGTAAATGAAATATTCAATAAACTTCAAATAGAAGAATACGAAATTGAACCAACATTTAATGGAATATGGATTAAATCCAATGAGATTGCCTATCCTTGGTCTAAATCAAAAGGACAGTTAGATTTAGAAACTCTCTTCAATTACATAAAAAATTATGCAGTCTCTCAGAAAAATCCAAATGCTGTAAATTTCTTTCTATGGAGAGATACTGAAGGTTATCATTTCAGATCAGTTGAAGGTCTTATAGACGATCAAAAAGATGTAGAAAATGAAAAAATTTACTTCTTAAGAGAACCAACAATCGAAAATGCAGTTAGACAAGTTCTAGGAATGAATGAGGCTGATGTTTTACAATTAGCCACAAATAATACATTTCAATCCTATTACGAAAAAATTAGTCCAAACTATGACGACTATTATCTAGATTTTATTGATACATCTCTTGCATTCAAAACTGAGATAGTTGATTTTGATTACCATAGAGATTTTGGATTGTGGTCTAGTTTGAATGAGTATAAGATAATTCCAGATTCTCAAGAAACATCGATTCTCTCAAAAACAAAAAACAAACCAATTCAAACATTAAAAACTGATGATGAAATCTATGGATATTATACAGAAGGAAAGTTAAATACTCCCTATTATCAGTGGTGGGATTATATTGGAGCTTCGGCAAATTCTAAGTGGAATAATGTAAATTACATTCCGCAATATGACATGACTGAATTGGATCTTCCTACATTTCACACAATTCATAAAAAAATCAGAGAACCTCTAAAAGAAAAAAGATCTAAATTTTCTTATTTGAAAAATCTAAAAAGAAAATGGGAAGTTTATCGTTGTTCGGTTTGCTGTTTGGCGGATAGATTTGGTGGAATAAAAGATCAACAGGATATAGAAAGATTTCAATCAATCAGAAATCCAGGAAATGATCCAGAATTTAAAATTTTATTTGGTCCAACTGGAGTATTTGGTGATTTGGGTCAAGAGTATAGAATTGGTGCTGCTGGATCATTTACAGATGTTTATAATTATGACCCAGATGTTATAGAAAATAAAGGAATAACATTATCATATAATCTCAACTCTGCGCCATATAATCAGACAATAAAGCAATTCTACAATTTTGCAGATACATTTGATAATTATGAAAAACATATATTTGAAAATGGTTTCAAAACATATGATCTACTGATTGAAAAAAATAATAAAACTATAGCTGATTTGAATGAGTTTATAAATTCTTCAAATGGTTATATCTCTTTAAATGTAAATTATCATACATCTATATTATATGAAATAGAGGTTGGTGCTAATAATCCTCCAGATTTTCCACTCAATATACCAAATACTACACACGGCGTTCCAATGAATCCGCCATTTAGATTTGGATTTAATACAGATATACACCCCTGTGGATATAATAGCTATCCATCTTGGGTAGCACTTTGTTCAAAAATAAAATTTAATGTTTATAGCGTACAGGCAACTGGTGGTAGAGTATTTTTTAGAAGTCCATATGATTTTTATCGATATACAAATCATTTAGAAAATCCAATAGTAAATTTTTTAGAAAGTAAAAATGCTACAGAAAAACTATCCCAGGCTCTTGATGCTTCAACTCAGGATGGGTGCACCACTATATGGTGCACTGATTGTTTATCTGCAAATACATTAATAGTTAAAAGAAGAAAAGCTTTTAAAATAAGAGCAACATTATTAGAACAAAATAAATTAATAACTCACCTAAGAGATACACTGAGATCTAAATTCTACGAAAAGTGGAAATTGGCGAAAGAAGAGTATTTAAATAGAAAAGCTTTCTTTATCTCTAAAAGAGAAGATAAAATCGATAATGCTAAAAATATTGTTAATAGTAACAGTTTATACAATATTAAAAGTATAAAAAGAAAATCTATTCGTGGTTCTAGATATGAAATACTAGCCAGGAATAAAGGAATAACTGGAGCTGAAATTGGTCCATATTTATATCAAATATTTTTTGACGATGATTCCGATAGAGAATTAATTCCAGGACTTTTTAATCATCCCTATTATGATAAAAAATATAAAACAAATATTGGAACTTCAAGTTATAAGTCCGAAAGTGATGATAAAACATTAGGTTTGATTGATGACATTATTCCAGAAAATGATCCACCATTTACTGGAGTTTATGATCCTATAGTTGGATACGATTATAGCGGAAGTGATGAAGTTAATTCAGAATTGCTTGGTGGTGTATCTGAGCCTAATAAATTAAAAGGATTTATATCAGTATCGGATAAAGCAAGAAGATCAAACTATACAGATACAGCTATAAAAAGTGATTTTATTCAAAGAAGTTTAGAATTAACAAATAATACTTCTGGTTATGATGAAAGATATAATCTATATCACGAAAATTTAACTAATTTAAAACCACCAAGTATAATAAGAGAAGAAATATCATCTTATGTTAGAATAGAGTTTAAGGAACCTATAGGTCTTGAATCTATTGTAGATTTTCCAAATGGTTTTGTTAGAAATGCTGGATATGAATATTTTCTACCATATCTGGTTTCTTTAACATCTGGACCCAATGGTAGACAAACAATCAATCAAAATATTGTTGTAATTGGAATGGACCCATATGGTTTTGATGTTGCAATGAAAAGAATACCAGATGTAAAGCAAAATGGCGAATATTATTGGTGGTGGTCTGGTATAGAATCACCGCAGATGGATCTTTGGCCTGAAGTGGCTTTTGAAACTGAATATAATTATTATTCATGTCATAAAGAATCTGATGTTTCTGTTGGTGCAAAATATAATTCATCCCTAGATGGATCTCCATTAAGATTTTCTATAGAATTTGATTATAAAAGTCAAGACGATTATAAAGATTTTGCAAAACAAACAGTAAATGAAAATTTTACAATTTATGGTTCGATGGATGAAGCTTTAAAAAATAATAAAAAAGCTTCAGACTACTCACAAACTTTAGATAATCTTAATTACGCTTCCAATTATCTTTTAGATGTTAATAAATCGTTGAAGGCTTTTAGAAATTGGTGGTCATTTCATATACCATCAAATATAATAACAGTTCCATATTTTGATTCAGCAATATTTGATCCAGATGCAAGTTCACCTTATAGTAAGTTAAATCAAGGCATTTCTGTTATTACAAATAACACAACAAGTATGCCATCAGAAATTTCTTACAATACTCAATACAATTCTTATCTTTATTCAAATAAAAACTATTTAAGAAATATATCATCTTTAAGATCAGACATCAATAGATTTAAATCATATGAAGAAGTTGATACTAATAATTTTTATGAAAATTATATTGATTTAGATTACAGTTATCAAGATTCCGCCGAAATTATAACAAATATGGAAGCTCAGGGTGTTGTTTATATAATCCCAAACAGCTACTATGAGGAAAAAATAAGCGTATTTAAATCAAATGATATTTTTAGAGAACTTCATCCAGATATAAAAGCTTATTTTGGACGAATTACAAATTGGTGGTTATCTGGAGATCATATAATCTACAGACCTGGACTTATGAGTCAGGATGTTTGGAAATACGATCTTTCTGGATATTCTGAGTATGGAATGATTTTCCCACCAACTACAAAGAATCATCCTGATATTTTTGATAATAACTTTGCTGGTCAATTTGTAGTCTTTACAAGATCCACCAATTTCTGCGATAGACTTGATTTTAAGTGTTTGAATCCAAAGGCTCCTGTTACTACTGCTGGATGTACAGCTGGTGATCCATATTGCAACTGTCCAGCAAGAAATCGACAACCAAATGAACCAGAACCGTCATATATTGAACTCTATAAAGCAGAGCAAGAGATCAAAGAATGTGTTTTGATTGAAGAAAATCTTGGTCCAGAATGGTTGGGTTGTGTCTGGTCGGATTCAGAAAATACAGCAAGTTGCAATTGCCCAGAAATAGGGGATAGATTTATGGATTATCTCGAATACTCAAGAACCTATGCAACTTTCTGGAATACTCCAAAAATGACTCCGTTGATGAGAAATTCTCAGATGAATTTATTATTTGGGCAATATATTCAGCTAATAATAGGAAGAAATGACAATATTAAGATAGGTTCGATTGTTGAATTAATGGATGTAAACGACACCCAGCTATTTGTGAGTCCTTATAGAAGGTATTATGGAAAATGGCTAGTAACTGAAATATTCTTCAATTTCCAAGAAGGTATCAAAGAATATATGACGGTAGTTCTCCATAGAGATAGTTTTGCAAAAGATCCAAATGTTTCATCTCAACCATTTTATGTAAGAAAACTATTAATTTAATTAATAAATAAAAATATGAAACTAGTAAAAAATGTTTACTCAGACATTCCAATGTTTATCGAACCAAATCCGTTCGATAAGGATATGCCTCTAAAAAAGGATGGCAATGCTATACAGGAGTCTATTAGAAACATTATATTGACAAATAATGGAGAAAGACCTTTTGAATTTAATTTTGGAACTCCAACTTCCTCAAATATATTTGAAAATCCAGACAGCGATGAATTTAATCTCGGAGTAAATATTACATACAATGTAGTATTATTTGAACCAAGAGCCAGAGATGTAGCAATAAAATACGAATATAAAGACAAAACACTAGATGTGGATATAAATTATTTTATTCCAAATATCAATCAACCTGGTAGAATAACCATGGTATTAGAAAGAACCAGATAATGGCAAATAATAACGAAA